CTGATGGGTGCTTTCAAGGGTTTCCGCACACTTGCTAATACGAATGCACATGTCGTTGATGCACAGGGTTATGGTCTTGATAAGGCTGTATTCAACCTTGCTATCAAGCAGATGCCTCGTAAGTACAAGCAACGCCGTAATCAGCTAAGATTCTTCGCTGGTTCTAACTTGGTTCAGGACTATTTGTACAACTTGACTAACACAGTTGGCAACTTCCTCCCATTTGATATCTCTTCAGGTATCATCCGTGGTGATGTAGCTGCTAACGATGGTGGTCCAGGTACCACAACGCCATTCGCGTTTGGTATTCCAGTTATCAATGTTCCGTTAATCGATGAGACTCGTGCTGGCACATACGCTGGTGCAGTTACAGGTTCTCTGCATGGTGATGTCCACTTGACATTCCCACAGAACTTTATTGTCGGTATCAAGCGTGATGTTGTTGTTTATCGTCAGTTTGTGGCAAAGAAAGATACAATTGAATACACTCTATTCATTCGTGTCGGCTGTGCCCTAGAAAACTACGATGCACATGTTCTCGTTAAGAATGTTAAGGTAGCAGGAACAACTGCACCACAAAGTTCAACATTCGGTTCTCTTGCAAATGGGTCTGGTCTAACAGACGACACCGCAGTAAGAGGTTCAAATGTAAACTTTACACCAGGTACTGGTGGAGTTTCAACCTTCTAACACTAAGCATGTTGTGGGTAAAGGGAGCATATATTGGCTCCCTTTATTCATTTTTAATATTATTTGGTATAATAACTATATAAGAGAAAGAGGAATAAAATGTCTTTTAATACTTTAAAAGTACAAGAATTGCGAGATATCGCAGAATCATTTGCCGTAGATTTGCCAGCAAAAATTTCAAAGCAGCAGCTAATTATGCTACTTGAAGAAGAAGGCGTAACCTACGACACATACCAAAGATTTTTTGAGAGTGAAAAACTTGAACCACAGCCAGATCCAAGCCCAAGGGTACAAAATCTGGATGTATCTGCACCAAATGTTGTTTTGGTAAAGATGGAAAGAGGCAATATGTCTTATCAGGTTGGAAACTATGTTTTCAGTTACGAACATCCATTTGTTCCAATGGCAGAATCAGATGCTCAAAGAATTTTTGACACCTATGAAGGTTTTAGATTAGCTACACCTAGAGAAGTCCAGGAATTCTACGGCTAGTCTTATTGGAGGAATTTAATTGCAACAGATCCACAATGGAACTCAAGAAACAGTTTCATTAGAAATTTATAAGCAAGGACAATTAACTAATGCTGACGGAGCAGTATTAGTAAAAATTAAAGATGCAGATGACGGTACTATCCTACTGTCCTCTGCATCTGCTATTAACGAACAGCCCGAAGGCTATTACTCTTTTGAAATTACCCCAGATTTGACATCTGAAAATAGGGTACTTCAAATAATTTGGTCCTATACACTAAGTGGAAAATCCACATCACAAACACAATATTTAGAAATTATTACTCCATACGCCTTAGTTAGTGATATAGTTGATTATTATAATATTGGCACAAAGCCCTCAGAATTAAATTATTATTCACAATCACAGATATTGTCTGCAGAACAAATTGCTAGAACAATAATTAATAACTATACAAGTCTTGACTTTGGTAGAAGGTATGGTTTTCAAGAAATTTTTGGTTCTGGCAGCGATGCTTTAGAATTAACAGAAAAAATGCTTTATATTGATAAAGTATATGAAAATGAAACTTTGCAAATAGATTATACCGCAAGCCCAACATATAATGTTTTTGGGTATGACATAGAACTAAGTCCTACAGGAAAAGTTGCTAGAATCTTAAATACATTTAGTGATGTTAGATATGACAATCAGGTAGATCCAACAATTTTATATTACGGCAAATTCCGCGATAATGCCCGCTACAAAATTTACGGAGAAATAGGGTATAATTATGTACCCCAAGATATTAAACTTTGCTCTCTGTTGCTTGTAGGGGACCTACTGAGCAATGATTCAGCATGGCGCACAAAATATTTAAAGAGAGTAAATCTTGCTGAAGTAACCTTTGAATTATCGGCGGGAGCTTTTAATGGTACTGGTAATGTCATTGTTGACGGAATCTTAGATCAATACCGCAATTATAATATTGTGGTGATTTAAATGGCTATATTTCAACTTAACTCATATGTAAATACATTTATGAATATGTCTGCCGATATATTTGTTCAAAAAAATGTACAATCTGAAAGTGGTGCTATGACTCGTCAATGGATATACGATCAAACAATTCATTGCAAAGTCATGCCAGTCCAAGATAAAGGTGGTCGCGGTGTGTCAGATGATAAAAAATATAGCCCTGGATCTGCTGGATATATTGAAGATATTCATGTTAAAATGCAATCTCCAATTAGGCTTAGTAAGCGTTGGCGGATAGGAAATGTAGTTGCAGCAGATGGAGAAAGAGTATTTATAGAGCCAGATAAATTGGACCTTGAGGATACAATTTTTGATATTGTTTCTACCCACCCTGTTTTAGATCCATTTGGTCATATTGCTTATTATGAAATTAATCTACGAAGGGCACAGGTTCAAAATAATGATATCATTACAGTTTAAACATATAGATTCTTTGTACAAAGAACTAGAAAAAAAAGTTACTGGAATTGCCGAACTTATGACTCCAGCTACTAAAAATGAAGTTTCTAAAGCATTATTTACACTTACTGGTAAAAAATTTATAAAAGATATTGGAGTGGCAGCAAAATTAGATCCACAAAGATTTTTTCATGTATACGAATGGGGGCAATTAGGAAGTCCAGCTGGAAAACTTTTTATAATTAAAAGAACAAGAGTGGTTAGTGGAAATCTTAGTATTAATTTTGCATTTACTAAGTCTAAGAAAAATGTTCCTGTTCCCGCCAAAATTAGCTCTAAAGTTAAAAAAAGAAGTATTTTTGCAAATAAGGCAGAAGTCATGGAATCTGGAAAACCTGTATCATTTACCACAAAACAAACAATTGTATTCTTGAGTCAAAAAGATGGCAATGTTCATTTTGTTGGACCTCGTGTTTTAATAAATATAAAAAATCCTGGCGGTAGAAAAACAACTGGAGCTTTTGAAAAATATGCTCATACTTGGTATTTAAAAAAATCCAATATTGTTTTAAATTCATCGGGACTAATAAATGCATTAAGTAAGTCTGTTACATCAACACTAAATAAAAAAGGTGCTGGACCAACAGAAGCAAGAATGGCTATTGCTAGTACTGCTCAAAAATATTCACAAGGAGTAACTCAATTTTAATGTCTAATTACACTACACTACCAGTCTTTGAAATAAATAAATATATTTGGGATCAGCTTAAAAATAATCAAATACTTGATGAAAATAACTACTATACAGATGAATTTATGGATATCCTAATACCAATTGTACCCGCTCAACAAATTCCAGAATTTAACAATTTGCTTCCAGGTCAAACTTATTTGATTTATGACTATGAAGATAAACCTAACCCAGAACATTGGTGGATATCCGAACAAATACTTACTTACTCAATTGTTTCTCCCAATTATGACACAATTAATCAAGTTATGAATATGTTAAAAGATCAATTTAGAAGATATGACGATTCTGCAAAAGATTTAAATACATGGTCTGGCAAATCTGGATACTATAATTTTCATTTTATATATGTAGATAGCGTAATTTCTCCGCAACACTTTGCTAGTGAAGGTGGATTTATGATGGGTGAAGTTCAAATATGCGTATCTTATGCAAGAAATTTAGATCAAAATGGTAGATTTTCTTAATTTGCTTTAATAGACCATTGTGGTAAAATTAAAACGAGGAAGAAAACTTGCCAATATTCTAAAAAAGAATAGAGGTGAAAAATAAATTATGGCAGATGTAAAAAATATTATTGTTGGTGCCGCCCAGATTTTTATATCTACAGGTACTAACTCAACCCGTCCAGATACAACAACAAGTGCTCTAGGTTTTACAGCATCAACAAGTGCTAGAACAACTCTTCTTAACTCAGCTAAGTGGAGAGATGTCGGTTACACAAATGCTGGTCTTGAGGTTTCTTACGAACCAGGTTACAACGATGTAATGGTTGATCAGTTGCTAGATGCAGCTCGTTTGTTCAAGTCAACAATTAAGGTAATGCTTAAGACTGAATTGACTGAAGGTACTCTTCAGAATATCAACTTGGTATTTGGTCAGGCTGAAACAATTACAGCATACACTGGTTCAACAGCTTCAAATATTGGAATTCTTAATGCATCAAGTTACACTGGTTCAGCAGCTTCGGTTACTGGTTCAGCAACATTGAACATTTCAGGTGGCGCACTTGGTGACGCTCCTGTAGAGCGTTCTTTGATCGCAGTTGGTAATGCTCCAGGTAAACTCTCGTTATCAGCATCATCATCAACTGGTGATGTTGCACTTGCAGCAGGTGCTAGGTCAGAGCGTGTCTATGTGGCTCGCCGTGTTGTACAGATTGAAGCATCATCCCATGGTTTGAAGCGTGATTCTGCAACTGTATTCCCAGTTCAGTTCCGTTGCCTACCAGACGATGCAGATAAATATGATGGCGCAGAATACGGTGTAATCATTGACCGTGTTCTAGGTAGTTAATATCTAAAACTTAGTAAACACCCCTCCAATTTATTGGGGGGGTGTTTATGTATTAAACAATAACTTTGGTATAATTCTAG